GGCCCCAGGTGCACCGAAGTGTTTTAGGGATTTTCTTAGGACTAGGTCCTACCAACTGCCTTGTCGAAGGGCGAGCTAGTCTGCAAAGTCGAAGCGTAGGCCTCGCTAAGCGATAGTGGTGTACTGCACACTTGAGCTCAGTGCTCGAAGTGTTCATCCGTGTCAGCGGCAGCTTTGTTATCGTAAGCGGATGCGTCGAAGTCTTTTAGACCACGGCGGCTGTAATTTAGACGGTTGAGTAGATTAGGCTCTCCTACTGCCCAGTCGTAGGCTGCTTTTCGGGCTGTTTCAGCGCCCGCTTTGAGAGGTTTGTCTACCAACTGTCTTGCTGCTAAGACTCCTGGAGCCAGCATTGGTGCAGCGGTTGTAAGTGTAGCCATGGTAGCGTCCAAGGCTGCGGATACCCAGTCGTCTAGGCTATCCCCTTTGAGTTCGTCTGCTCCGTAAGCGACCATCTCTTTCAGCATGGGGAAAAGTGTTTCATCCCACCATCCAGCAACTTTGTCCTAATAAATCGCTTGGAGGAGTGTTTCTCGTCTCATAGCGTAATTGGAGAAGATGAGTTGAGTCGGCATGCGCTAGATGAGTTCTAGTGGCGATGAAAAATCACGAAGAGGGGCGAGCTTCTTTTGGATAAATCCGTAATTCTGCTGCTCTGGCATACCCTCGAAATGCTACGTGAATTCGAATGACAATGATAGGTTCTCTGATCTGTTTGAGACTCGTGCAACGTAGGTGTGTCTCTGCTGAAGAGATTCTACGACTATGCCTATTTGATCTCCATTGCTTGCGTTGGAGGCATTGTTTATTCCGTCGACCGTGAAAAGCTTGTTTTCTGTGATGTTGTAAAGCCACAAAGGAGTAATTTCATCACTGAAGAGTGCCTAGCGTTTGTCGTGCTTGGCGTCTCTGAATTCAAAGCTTTGTGCGTCATGTGGTCGGTATGCACACTGGGTGACAAACCCAGTTTGGCCTCTAAGTGAGCCCATTCTGCCTGCTAAGTATAAACGTTTCGTGTCTGCAGTAGGGCGTGAGAATAGCGTCTTGATACTGGATGTCTCGTCGACTGTTGCTCCGTCTCTGTTGTAGTGCAGGTCGAGTTGACCTGATTCTGTGTCGGAGATGGAAGTCTTGAAGACTCTGATACCAGAGGAAACGCATCTTTGCTTGAGGTAGAAAGATGAGGGAGCGTTGTCTTGGATTAACTGAATCGAAGCTCTCATCTGTTATGCTGTCTATCCCGTAGGAATGTGATGGATGGTGTAATTTTCTTCACCACCTGCCATCTCTGCTGAGACCTCTATTGGGGTCTGATTGTAAAAGCCAGGAAGGGGCGTATAGATCACCATCTGCGTGGTGCATCCGAGTTCAAAGTTCGAGATTATGAGTTGGTCTGCTTGAGAAGGTATTTCGTACGTGTTGTAGGTGCTGAAGGTGGCAGTGTCTCTTGGCAGAAGCACTGGCACTCTGGCTCCTTGGGAGTCCTCATGGAAAGGATCTACTAATGCCTTCATATAATGTTGCTCATGTGATGATCTGAACGACTTCAGGATAGATTCCAAATTTCTTCGGAGATCCCTGGGAAAGTTGATCATAGCACGAGGTTCTACTATAGCTTTAGTCTCATAGCCTCTAATTTTTCTCTCAAGGACTTATCTGTGTTCATCCTGGATTTGTGATGCTCTCTGTTGGTATTCAACGTCGTCTTGGAGCTCTTGGACCTGTTCTTGTAAGGCACCTACCCGTAGGTCTGCCGGGGGGGCCTGTGGCAGTCTAGCCGAGAATCCTCCTCTATCTTTGAGAAGAGTGTCTCTCTTTGTGTCCTCAATGTTGAAGACCTGGGACGCTGCTGCGAAATGTGCGGCCAGATCATTCTTGCCCTTGTCCATGTAGAAGGCTGAGGCAGCCTGCAAGAACTTGGGGTACTCCGATGACGCGAATTGATCGCTGATGTCCACCTTGTATTTGCGATGAACGTTGCTGTAGTCGAAGCCGAGCTTGTCGTTATGGCGAGTGAAGTCCTTGACTATTCTCCTCGCCTGGGACCTCGATCCCTAGGACAGATTACGGTATGTCTGACCGTCGATGGCGACAACGAGTCCTAGCTCTGCCATAGCCTTGAGTTTGCCTCTGAGGAAGTTGGCGACTTGCTCCGACGCGAAGACCACAGCGTAGGCTGTTAGGCTGAGCGGTTGTCCATCCTGTCCGACGAGTTCTATCTCTTAGACGTGATCCCCCACTGCCAAGTTGGCCTGGAAATCGTCTAACTCTTTCTAAATTTTCTGCATTGGTACTGAATTGTATCTGTGTTGTATTTTATATATTCTACGTACCCTCCACGTCAAACTTAACTACTGTTGGTGTTTTCTACCAGCCAATGAGGCCGATCCAAGTGTAGTTCGCCGTGGAGCTCCTTTCGGAGATGATTTAGTGAGTCATCGGGCAAAGATAGGGGGCACTAGTTTGCTGGATGCCGTGATACTGCGTGGCGTCGATGATTTAGGATGCGGGGGATCCCGGATACTCCTGCCAACACTTCTCGGGACAGTCTTGTGCCAAGGCCATGTCACTGCTTCCTGCCGGCACTACTGCGTAGGCGTGGTAATTGCAAATGACAACATGCACGTCACCGTCGTTCGTCCTGGAGAGTGGATAGAACTTGCCATCTGGTCTCTCAGGGGTCCACATCTGGAGGCTTCTGGCCCCGTCTGCTTTGAACAGCTATCTGATAGACTGGAGGCCAACACCACCGTACTTCATGCCTTCTTTGACGAGTTTCGGGATATCGGCCCTGAGTCCAGCTGTGCCTGCGATACAACCTGCTTTGCCGGTAGAATCCAGTTTTTGCATTCTCCTCTTGGTCTTGGCGCTAATGCCGGATGAGGGTGACTGCATGATGGACTCGCAGACTGCTTGAGCCACGCAAAGTTTTCCGGATCTCTCATAGACCCCCAATTCTGGGCCAGAACCACAGTCGACTATGTCCACGGGATAGCCAGCTTCTTAAGAAATCATCTGGCTCAGTTGTTGGAAAGTCATGACCTGGAACTGGTTTTTGCAGGTGAGCTGTGCGGCCTGTTTGAACTGCTCGGCTAGGTGATGGGGCACGTTATAGCCACTCATGCCCATGCGGACTATAGCTTGGTCGGTGGGTATCCCAGCCTTGTCACGGAACGCCTCTTTGAGAATGAGGGCGTCAGTTAGAGCATAGTCTATGGCGATCTGGGGCAGAACGTCTTGTTCGTAGATGTCGTATTCTTTGTAATCGACTTTGTCTACTGTGCCTAAGAGCTTGGCGAAGTTGGCGAGGCTGAGCTTTAGCTACCCTGTGGTCTCATAGAGCTGGCGTTGGGCATCAACTAAGTTGGGGTAATCTCGTTCGCAATTGCTGTCCCAACACACGCAAGTAGTGCCATTACCGGCCAGGAGCTTATAGATCTGGTGGGCATCTTCGTTCACGTAGGGACCGTGGAATATAACTGCTTCTTCGTGGTCTTGGGAGACCATGGTCATGCAGATGAGACGGCGAGAGCCATACCTCAGCTCGTTGTCGACTAGGAGCGTGCGTGCGTCCATGTGTCTTAGCGCATCGAGTGCAGCTTCTGTGTCGGTTGTGACGACTACCTGGTGTCCCTGATTCATTATTGCTTGGGTCCTTGTAGGCTTGCTGCTATGCTTGCCACAGCACACTTCTTGGTTCTTTCTTTTTCTTTCTTCTGTGGCAAGGTTGTTCTGTAGACTGGGAGGAACTGCTACCTCTTTTGTCTCTTCCATGGGGGCGTCCTAGCAAGTTGATTGAACAACTGCAGGAGGGTCTTGTAGACTCAGAGGAGTCTCTGCCTCTTTGGTCTCTTCCATGGGAATGTCCTGGTGGACTGGTTCGGCCTGAACGACTACGGGGGGTCTTTCGGGACCATATGTCACGGGGAATCTCTCTGAGCCGGAGGATGCTAATTCCTCTGAGCGTTTTCCGCTGAAGATTTCGATCTTGTTACCCTCGTACACACTTAGTACTGTGGATGGGTAGATCCCGATCTTGAGGTCAATCTAGTCTTGACAGGCGTAGTCCGAGTCTTCAAAGACTTTGTAGTCCATTTAGAACGCTTTGTAGGCGTAAGCGGCTTCCTCTCCGGTGACGATCTTTCCACGACGGGCTTCGCAAACTCTAAGTTGGGCATAAAGAACTCCCTCCATGCACTTGCTAACCCTGGCCAACTGAACCTGAAGCAACTTCGCTGCTATGTAGATGGCGGGGTCACCGTGGATATGGGCGTTCTTCTTGGTGTAGAACTGCTTCTTGGTGAAAAGCTTGCTGAAGTCGGGGGTTAATACGAGATCGCCTATTTCGCCTGTCTGCGTGAATGTCCACATGGAACAGAAGTCAAAGTTGTACCACTCTGTTGTGAAAACCTCGGCAATGCACTGTCCTAGTCCTATGATGTTGGGGACACCTGATGAATTGAGGGCCTTCCTATTGCGGGTGGTCTTGGAGAGGATGGCTTTAGCTAGGTCTCTCGCCAGTCTGGGATGACACCATATGACCACATCGTCGCCAGAAGCGTTGACATAGATCTCGCATGAGTCCCACGGGTACTTTAGGTCTTCGACGCCCGACGTGTGTAAATAGTAGTACACGTACATGATGGAGCGGAGGGTGTTTCCTAAAGTAGTCCTGAAGGACTAGCCTGAGAAGGTGGTGCCGTCTATGGCAAAGTGGAGGTGGTCGTCCTCTGGCCTGCAACCGTGTTGCATTTTTGTCCTAAAGAAGCGCTTGCGGATGGACGGTGTCCAGTCTGGGCCGTTGATGCCTGGGAGACGGATGAAAACATGATTGAGAGTGTCGTTGAAGCATCGCATGATTATTCCGTGAAGTTCGTCTAAGTCGACGGTTCTAGGGCGGTTCTCGAAGACTATGTCCAGGTTGTAATCGAGGAGTTGACGGATCTCCGGGCCGATGGCGTTGAGGAAGATGGACTCTGTTTTCTAGAGCTTGGGCCACTGTCCCGAATCCCACGATTTGCCGTCAAGAGAGACTGCTTTGTAGTGGGACCCTATGCGCGAAAACAGTTTGTCCTTGAACTGTTTCTTGGAGTAACTGTGGATGAATTCGGGGAAGGCTTTCTTGAGCGCGCGCCAGACTGTAGACTAAATCGCCTGAATGAGACCGAAGCTGGATGGATCCGGACACTTGATGGCTCTGGGACGTGATGGCTCATCTACTGTATAGCCTGTCGGGCCGACCTTGAAGTCTGGGTGGTCCGAAGAGTACGTCTCGCCTGATTTTGCTGTGGCCTAGTAGGAGGACTCTAATCCTCTGTAGCTCGGGTCGGTGAGCGCTGCGACTATGTTAGCCTTGTAGAGTCTCTTCTTCGTGTCAGACCAACTTTGTCCGTCGGGGTAATCGATGAGAGATTGACGGGGTTCATAGTGCAGCTTGAAGATAGGCATCCTAGAGTGTATGACGCTCTCAGCCATTTTTAGATAGTCGTCCATCTGGGCAGGGTCTGGGGACTGCTGAGCTCCAAAATGTCTATTACAAAGGGCTGATACTCTGTTATTGACGCTCTTCGCATCCCATTCGAACTCACTCGATAACTGTCCATTGACCCATGTATAGCTGCCTGCGAGGGAGACTTTCTGGTTTGCATGGACCTCTGCGGTGGGCACAAGACCGACGCCTCTGACCTCTGTCATCGGTTCCTTCAGGTTGTCGACGACATATTTCTTTATCGTTTCGATATTGCTGTCGTTCTACTCTCTAAATGCGACGGGATTGATGTTAGGATTGATCGCCATTGTTTCCAAATCTACCTGTTTCTAACGGTAGTATTCGTTGCCTGATCTCCAGAAGCTGTCCGGGTTGCTGACGACCTTCGGCTTTTTGGGCTGTTTTTGCCTAGTGTCTATCATGGCCTACGTGAAGGCCTGTTCAACCGATCTGCCTTTCCAGGCCTCGTCGAAAGCTGTCGCGAGGTTCGCCGAAGTTTGTTCTGACACTTCTACTATGGCTGGAGGTTGGTCATCGGACATGAAGTGGTCATTCGGGGTGGGGGCCAACCTGTAGGACTTGGGAGCCTGAGGGAAGAAGTGGTGTTCCAGCTCGGGTGTAGTAGCGGGCTTCTTCTTGCCGCAGAATAGAGTGGAACTGTCCACGGTGAGCTGTCTGCGGCGCATGAAGATGCCTCGTGCAGAAGCAGCATCCGCCTCGGTCAGGGTGGTAGTGACCTCCTGGATAAAGTACTGTGTCTTCGTGAAGTAGACAGAGGTGTTGTCAGTACAGTTCCGGATCAGTCCCGAATTCGCAGCATCTTAGATCAGTCTGTCTTGGCCGGTAGCGAAAATTGGAACGTCTCTACTCCAGATGGACCAGTTTGGACTGAAAGTGCCAGTGAAGACGTCGTCGTACTCGCGGTGCAACCGAGTCAAAAAGGGAGCAGAGTTGGAGTAACTTGCAAGCTTGGTCGTCATGACGCGAGTGTGAGGGTTGCTGGGGTCTAAAAGCATGTTCCTGAGCCAGTCCGCTTGAACGGAGCATTTTGTGAGACCGCCGGTGACTGTGGGGACTTTGATGAACTCGTACTAGGAGAAGGGAATGTGTCCACACACGAGATGAAACCATCCTAGACGGACTATTCCGAGACCTGACTTGTTCCGCAAAATGTTGTTGCCATGCTTGTAATCGTGGCCGTTGTAACATGTGCGCATGGTTACAGTCTGGTTCTTCGACACGGCGAAGGTGCCCTCTCCAAAAGGAAGCAAGTAGTGCCCCGGAACAGTGTGAAACTCTGCGTATTGAACAACTACATTGGTCTTTTCCTCTGAGAATGTGAAGAACATCCCATTTCTCTCTTCTAGAGTCTTCGGGGCTACATAGTAGACGCTGTCCATAAGTACATATTCCATTTCACCGTCCTTGGCGGCCTAGTACTATCGAAGTATGTCCCGTTCTCTGCTACATCTCTGCAACATCTCTCGAGCGGTGCTTGCTTGCTCTTCAGTCAGTGTCTCTCGGACGCATTGGGAAATGCACTTTCTGCAAGTCATCTTGGCATTAGTGTTCTCGTCATCGAGTTTGGCAACCATCCGGGAGCATGTGCAGGATTTAAGGGTGGGGAGACATCTAGAGAGAACGGACTCGGTCTCTGGCTCAATCTCGCTTAGGTCTAGGCCTGGTTCGGGGATGAAGGGAATTGAGTCTTCGAGGTCGATGGGCATGGACGATTCGTTCGGCACTCTGGGCTCATCTTCTTGCTGGATAGGCTCTTCTTCTTCGTCGCCTTTTCTCATTTCTTCTTCGATGAATTACTGAATCGCTTCTTTCTTTTCAACCTCGTCATCCTTGCGTGTTTGTTGCTCTTCTTCAATCTATGGGAGCTTGATGCTGACGGGCTCTCTGGGCTCCTTAGGGAGGAGTAGGCTAGGGTCGTTCCAGGATGGCTAATCCGACTTGGGGAGGGAGGGGGGGCTGGCATTGGAGGGAGCTCTGAT